GTTGATTGCCCATACAATAAGGGCGATGACCAACATAATCCAACAAGAAATAACCATCGCATTAAGTATTTTTTCATCATACTGTTTCCTCACTTTTGCATCATCATGCGTTCAATATTCTTAACATCATCACGCATTTCTTTTTGTGTTTCTTTTACCTCAGTCACATCTTTTTGTGTTTCAATGATAGTATTTCGTATCATTTGATCTTTCAAGTCATATTCGGTTCTGCTAACTTCTGGTGCTGGTAATTCTTTTGCTTCTTCAATATCTGATTGAAGTGTAAACCACATACCTATAATCATACCAAGAGTAACTACTCCAGTTGCTATGCTTTCAAGACTTAATGTAAATTTGCTGTCTTTACCAAGTTCCACTTTTCCCCCCTATAAATTTAATTGTTTTGCTCTTTCTATTGCTGGAATAATACTATCTACTACATATTCATCTACAACAGGTGCATTAATGTTTACTACTATATTCCCACTACTTCTTTGATTGGGGTTTGGCAATGGAGTAATATCTATTTGTTCCATCGCTGAAGCGTTATCCCCCACTACAATCCCACCACCTATTGGTAAAGTGGTTTTTTTGTTGGTTACAAAACTACCACCTGTTGCAAAATTGTCCCCACCACTAACTACTGAATTAAATATTCCTGCTATTGTCGCTTGAGCCCCTGCTGCAAGAATAACATCTAATGGGAATGGTACTGATTTAAAAATGTTTGCAATATGCGATGCAGCTGCTTCCATAGTTTTATTTTTAATAGTATTTATTGTTTGTTCTTTGCTTAATTTACCTTGTGCTGCGATATTTGCCATGCTTGCTTCTAATGATTTTTTATTAGAATCAGCTACTTTTTCACCTGATTTTGATACAGCATTATTTCCTGCAACTATTGTAGATGCAGCTTTTTTAGTAGCATCATTAACCCTGTTTATATCTTCTATTATATCATCAACACTTACTTCTTCGTCTCCCATAAGTATTTTAGTAAACATACCCTTTTCAAACGATATGTTTTCATTAGTAGTTTGTAATTCAGATAATTTTTCTTTAAAAAAATCTACTCTTTCTTGCAATTCTTCTTGATCACCCAATATTAAAAAAGGTGTTCTTTTATCTTGCTCTAATTCAAATTCAGCCATAGCTAATCTTGCAGATACTATTTTTTCTTGAACAAGAGTTAAATTATTAATAACTGTATTTATACCTTCAAAAGCTGCTAAAAATATAGCTATTCTTTTAGTGAACAATCCAAGAGAAATATTTGAAACCATTATACCAACATTTAAAGCAGCATATCCCCCTGCCATAACTCCAATAGTTGTAGCAAATTCTTTTATATTACCTATTTGTTCTTTTGATAAATTATTGACAAAATCAGCCATGCTTGTAGCCGAATCTTTAACCCCAAGTGCAAAAGCCCCCAAATCTACAAGCAACTGTGAACCGATAGCATTTTGAAGTTGATCAATAGCATCTTTCATATTGGAAACTTTACCACTAAATGTTGCAGCTAATAAGTCAGTAGCACCTGCAATCTTACCATCAGGATCAGTCATTGCTCTTTCAAGTGCTTCTCTAAATTCAGGCAATGTTAATTTAGACAAATCTTCTATACCTTCTGCATCTTTAATTAATTGTAAAATACCTCTTTCACGAAGAATTATAGCAGCACCTGCACCACCTGCAAAAGCTCTACCCATAGCCGATGCTGCAGCAACAATATCTACTCCCATAAATGCTGCCAAGTCAGCAACAGATTTAAGAGAATCTTCACTACTTACACCAAATGCTTCTAATTGAGCTCCTGCTTCTACCACATTCTTAACTTGGAAAGGTGTAGTTGCTGCAATTTTAGTAAAAGCATTAAATGCTTTAGCACCTTCTTCTGTGCTTCCTTTTAAGGCAACAAGTCTTGTTCGTAAACTTTCAAAAGTAGATGCTGTATCTATAATACTTTTTATACCTGCTCCTAATACTGCTGCACCAAACATAGTTTTAAATGTAGAAGTTAATTCCGATGCCGATTTTTTTGTTTCTTTAGTTTCTTTTTCTAACTTGTTTAAATTTCTTACAGCTTTAGATACTTCTGCCTTAACTAATAATCTTATTTTTTTATCTGCCATTTTTTTCGTCCATATAAAGTTGAATTGATTTTATTTCTCTACTTATAACATCAAATTCGTCTAATTTTCTTGCACTTGCTTCTTCTATTGTATTTGCAAGTGGAATATTAAATTCTTTAATTATACTATATTCTTTTAACAACATTTGATATTCAATGTCTATGATCCATTGTGGATTCATAAATAAGGGCAAATGAAAGTAAAGATTTCTTCCAAGAGAAAATTGACTATCTTTCCATTCATCTACTAATATTTCTATTTCTTCCCATACTTGTATAATACTATCATAAGTCTTAACCTTTTTGGTTAAGGGACTTTGCCTTTTGTATGGAAACTCTAAAGTTATGTGTGGAAATCCTAATTGAGAAAACCACACATAACTACAAAGTCCTATGAGTCTTTTTTTTCCATACTCATATAGGAAGCAAATACTTCTTGAAGCAATAGATCAATTTCAGCCATTGTCAAAAGACTTTTATCTTTTTTGATATAATCTTTTTCTTGTAAACCTGACAATTCTTCTACTTTATTAATCATTTCAAAGTATTTGTCTTGCACTACTTCAGAATTAACAAAAGAACCAAGACTTAATTGCCAAAGCTCTCGTCTTTCTTTGTAGTTAATATCCTTCACTTCCCACTCTTTTTTGAACATTTTAACCTTCATTTGTTACTCCTTACCAACCACTTGCTTGGGTTGAATCTGCGTATATGAAACTAAATGCTGTGCCACTTGCTGCACCACTTGAAGTAGGTTGAACTACCTTAAATGGTACTGTGAAAACTGCACCTGTATCTGCACTTGGGTCAAGATTAACACCTGTTGAATATATTTCTGCTGTAATATTCATTTCACCAGCACTTGATACTGTTCCATCACCTTGTTGCAATGTTAATGTTGCAGTTTCTCCCTTTGTACCATCGCCAAGAAAATCTTGCAATACATTATCTGCTGCATCGTATCCCATATCAGCATTCATTAAGAAAGATATTTCTCCTGTAATGTTGACTGATGGGATTCCCCAAGCATACGCTTCAGCATCACCATTAGAATCTCTACCAATTCTCGCTACATTATTTTCAAAAGTAAACGATACTCCTTGAACCATAATATCTTGATTATCGGTTGCTTCAATATCCAATGTCTTTGTATCAAAATATGATTCTACAAAAGTAGGTGTTGTTGATGTTAATGTTGCTGCACCAGAATTAGCACTTAAAGTTTGTTCTACTTTAAAGCCATCGGTTGAGGACATTCCACTATAGAACGATCCACTTAATAAACATCTACCATCTGCCATATCAAAGTTCATTGTTAGTGTTGATAATACTGCACTACCAATCATAATGTCTTGTGCTGTTTCTGGCATATACAAAGCAATGTCAAACAAACTTGGTATGCCCGAACTTGAACTTCCTGTAAAATCAGGTCTGCCCAACGCACCACTTGATGATGCTTGAATAGTATGTATATATGGACCAGAACCACTTTCTGTATGATCTTGAAGAACATTCGCCAACAAACGAACAATTAAATCTCGTTCTGCTGGACATTCAAAGTCCATTGTTACAAATCCACCCTTTTGAGTTCTGAATTGATCTATGTCCAATTCAATCATTCCTGCGTTGTTGCTTCTAATCTCTCCACTTTCGATAAGATTAAGAACAGGGAGAGATACATTGGTTACAGGAAGTAACTCGTATGCTGCACTATTTGATGGTGCAGTTTCAAATGCAGTTGCATTTTTATTAATAATACCTACAGTAAAGTCGCCTTTACCATAGACTTTTCCACTTACTGCCATTTTTTACTCCTTATCTATTTTCTTTTTAGGTTTTTGTTTTTTTGCTGGAACAACTTGAACACCTAATTTTTCAAATTCTTCCAAGTTTTCTTTTTCTAACTCAACCTCTTTCCCATCTAATAATTCTCTAATCTTCCGATTGGGAGTATTAAGATAAGATGGTTTCTGAAGTTGAAGTCCTTTTTTATGAATATACTTCATGA